ATTACTACCAAATATTATTTGATAAATTTAGAGACAATTATTTTAGTCCAGAGATGTGTGCAGGTTACAACTGGCACAAGAAAGTTTCAGATGAATATGATAAAGTTTTTGTTACTCCATATCTTACAGAATCCGTGAAAGAGTTTTTCTACAGTAAGAGCTGGGATGAAGTCAACAAACCATTTCAGAAACATCATGTAAGAAATGCCTTTGATGAATTTAAGAAAATAGGAAAAATTAAAAATCACTTGAACTTACAAATAGATTCTGGTATAGTAAACTTGTTTGAATCATTATTACCCAATAAGGAAATCAATTTTAAAAATAGAAGTAGGGTAATGGATATATGTGGAGATTGGCACGGGCTAAATACTACAAAGACCAATTCAAACACTTTAGAGGAGTTTTTAATATGAAACCAGAAGTTACAGCTTTACCGGGCTTTGAGGAATTAGATTTTTCTCAAATTAAAAAACCAGATGTTAAAATAATGCCAGACATTTCAATCCCAGCTCAATTATCTGAAGATTATGTCAAGCATGTAAAAGATGCAAAATCCATTTCAGCAGATTATCAAAAATATACAATGGAAGATGTACGAGCTGCAGAAGCACAAAACAAGTTCAATGTAATATCTACCTTTGCTGGTGGTGGTGGTTCTTCTACAGGATATCGTTTGGCGGGTGGTAAGATTTTGTGTATCAATGAATTTGTGAAAGAGGCGAGAAATACATATCATGAAAATTATCCAAACACTCCTATACTTCCAGATGACATAAAGAAACTTACAGGACAAGACCTTTTGACTGCTGCTAATATTGGAGTAGGAGAAGTTGATATCTTGGATGGTTCACCACCATGTTCTGCTTTCTCTATGGCTGGTTCTGTAGTACAAGGTAGTGGTCATAGTATTGGTTTTGGTAAAACTAAAAAATATTCTGATGGTAAACAAGTAGAAAATATTGAAGATTTATTTTTTGAGTTCATTAGAGTTGCAAAAGATATTAAACCTAAAGTTATTGTTGGTGAGAATGTGTCGGGGTTGTTAATGGGTGAAGCAAAACATTATTATTGGAAGATTACAAATGCATTTGAAAATGCTAATTACAATGTATCATCCATGTTATTAGATTCATCTCATTATGGAGTACCACAAACAAGAAAGAGAGTTATTTTTATTGCAGTTCGTGAAGATGTAGCTGATGCGATTGGTCTTACTTCTCTTAACATTGCTGGTGTATTTCCAGAAAAGACAACTACTATTCCAGTTACTTGTGGAAATGCATTTAGTGACCTAGTGTATGATGAAGAAGAAATAAAAATGTTAACAGAATCTTTTACAAAGGGTTCTCATTTTGTGACAGCATCAAAGATGCCACTTGACCCGACAAAAGTATTAACTGGTTGTGATTATCATCCTAAAGGACATCACTTTAATATGAAAAGAATTTCAAGATTCAAACCAGCTCCTACCATCACAGCTTCTGGTGGTTGTATTCATTGGAGTGAAATGCGAAAACTTGCATTGTGTGAAACTCGTAGACTTACTTCTTTACCAGAAGATTTCAAATTAACTGGAAAGTGGGAGCAAAGATCTGAACGTATGGGTAGAATGGTGCCACCATTAATGATGAAAGCGATAGCAGGTTCCATATACAAGAAAGTACTTAAACCTTATAAGGAGTTGAACAATGGCTGATTTTACTTTTGCACATAGAGAAGAAGGATTCGATGAACATATTGAAAAGTCAATTCGGGGTTATTCAAGCTTAATGGAAGATGTAATTAGTCTTTCACGTTATTTTGTAGAAGATAATGCTAACATAGTTGATATTGGATGTTCTACAGGAAAGAATACAAAAGCCATGATGGAGTATAATAAAGACCATTCACCTGAAGCAAAATATATCGGAATTGAAATAGCTGATGGTTTTGAACAAGATTTGAAAGACCGCACGAAAGAATTGAATAATACTGGATTTACTAATGTAGAATTTATAATGAAAGATATTCGTAAGTTTCAAATAACAAATGCTAATCTGGTTACTTCTATCTTCACTTTACAATTCATGCCAAAGAAAGATAGAAGAGAAGTTATTTCAAATATCTATGCTGGATTGAATACTGGTGGAGCTTTCATTTTTGCAGAAAAAACTATCTGTGAAAGTGCATTAGTACAGGACATGATTACATTCAACTATTACGATTATAAACGAAATGCATTTGATACAGAAGACATCATGGATAAGGAAAGAACACTCAGAAACATTATGAAACCGCTCACATGGAAACAACTTGAGCACATGATATCTTACGCCGGATTCTCTACAATTCAACCATTTTGGAGAAACCACAGTTTTGTGGGTGCAATAGCCTTAAAATAAGGCCTTGACAAAACACTTTAATATGGTATAATAGTACTATGAGTCCATTTGATTACCTAAAAGCGATTAACGAAACCAAAGAGAATGTGATGCTTACTCCACAAGATGAGAGGAAATACTCGTCTTTTATCGTAAATCGTGGCTTATCTTTCTTTATGGACACCATATTTCAAGTAAATGAGATGAATCGTAACCACCACCTTGACAGCCGACTTCAATTTGACTATCTACTAAATAATATTAGAAAGAAACGTAGATATAGTAAGTGGCTGAAACCAGAGAAACTACAGAATGTTGAATTGGTGAAAGAGTATTATGGATTTAGTTATGAGAAAGCCAAAGATGCTCTAAGAATCCTTTCTGAAAATCAGTTGGCTTATATCATAAATAAACTGAATCAAGGTGGAGTGGAAAATGACAACAGGAACAGAGAACATGGTGGAGTGCACTCTGGAGAATCCAGATGATTTTCTCAAGGTGCGTGAAACACTTACTAGAATCGGGGTAGCTTCCCGAAAGGACAAAATATTATATCAATCTTGTCACATACTACATAAACAAGGTAGATACTATATAGTACACTTTAAAGAATTATTTGCACTTGATGGTAAACCAACCAATTACTCAGAAAATGACCAAGCAAGACGTAATACAATAGCAAATCTTTTATCGGAATGGGGCTTAATTGCACTAGTGAATCCAGAATCTTCAAGTGAATTAGTTGTTCCGTTGAATCAACTAAAGATCCTATCTTTTAAAGAAAAAGACCAATGGGATCTTACAGCAAAATATAATATTGGAAGTAAAAGGACTGAAGATGGCGACCAAAACAATAAAGAATGAAACATTAAAATTTTATAAATTACATCCGAATGCTAAAGACCCCATTTATGCAACAGAGGGTTCAGCGTGTTTCGATATTCATGCATGTTTTGATGGAGTAGACAAATATGAAGTTCATCAAGACACTCTAAACAGAGTAATTGCAAAGCCTTTTAAGAACGGAGTTCTTCAAGTTAACAACATGGAAAGAGTAATGATTCCTACTGGATTGATTTTTGATATTCCAGAAGGTTACTCAGTTAGACTTCATTCTAGGTCAGGTTTGGCTTGGAGAGAAGGGTTATACCTAACAAATTGTGAGGGTATAATAGATTCTGACTATGTAAATCCTATTTTCGTTATGATGACTAGCATATCTCAATCTCCAAAAACAATAAATAATGGAGATAGAATATGTCAAGCAGAATTGGTGAAAAAGATATATCATGGTTTAACCGAAATCAAAAAACCACCAGTTCAGAAGACCGAGCGTGAAGGTGGATTTGGTTCTACCGGCAAATAACGAAAAAGTTATATGGCCAAAACTATAATTTAAAAAAAGGGAGTAATCCTATGTTAGAAAAAGCAATTGGCTGGATTCGCAGTCTTACAGAAGCTGGCCTTGCGTTAATCGCATTAGGCGTGGTTCTTCAAATTCTTTTCGGAGCAGCTGTTCCCTTCATCGGCCTTGATGTCGTTGGTTCAATAACTGGTCTTGTAAAAGAATTGGGATCTGAGGGCCTAGTAGGCTTAGTAGCAATTTGGGTTTTGTGGGGAATTTACTCTAAGTAGTAAGGTCTTGACAAATTCAAATACTATGATATAATATAAGTATGTGAAATTTATATTATGGAAATAAAACTGAAAGGGGTGCTGGTTAATCCTTTGGTGTCCTCACCCCTTTCTTTTATTATGAAACAAAATTGGTTAATTGAAGAAAATGAAATGGAAACAAAATTTAAGTTAGTAGTAAAGGACTCTGGTAGTTATACAGCAGATTCGTTTACTAAGTTAATTTGGATTGTTTTACGACATCGCCTCCAACATCTATGTAACGGTGAAGGATGGCGTGATTGAGGTTGTCCATAGTGGAAACCTCGTAACTGTCACCCGCTCTTGCGAATGAGGGGTGAATTTTAATAACCTCGCTTTATAAGGAGGAATTATGGTACAATTTCGCGCATCACATATGCCCATGAATTTTGGGGATATGGAAAAGGCTCTCGGCTTTACTGTCGGGTTTGATTCAATGTTTGATAGGTTGTTTGGAGCCCTAGATCATCCAAACCCAAATCCCAACAACAAACAAGGTTATCCACCTTACAATATCAGAAAAGATGGAGAAACCAAGTATTTCATCGAAATGGCCGTTGCAGGTCTTTCGGAGGAAGACCTTGAAGTTGAATTGAAAGAAGGAATTCTCTCAGTTCGATCTGGAGTAGGGAAGAAAGAAGAAGAAGTTGAATATGTTCATCGTGGCATTGCCAAGAGAACATTTGAAAGAAACTTTACTCTTTCTGATGATGTTATTGTGAAGGGATGTGACCTTAATAACGGAATGTTAATTGTTGAACTTGAAAAGGTAATTCCAGAGGAAAAACGAGCACGTTTAATTCCTATTGGAAAAACATTCAAGTCGATTACCTAATTCGATGCGCCCATCAGTACTTTGTGCTGGTGGGCTTTTTAGTTCACTATATATTACAGAAACAAAAACCTCACATTAGGAGAAAAAATGTGTAATAACGAACATTGCAATTGTGAAAATTGTACTTGCGGTTCATCTTGTAAATGTACAGCAGAAAATCAATGTGGATGTGAATAATTATAAAAGGATATAATGCTTACAATATTAGGAAGTCTATTAGGATTTGCTACTTCAACTGTTCCTAGTATAGTTGATTTCTTCAAGGATAAAGA